GGTAAAATTATGATTTTAAGGACAACAAGAATTATGACCACTAAAATTCCGGCTTTTATCCAGTCCTTCAATTTCCATTCATTCCATTCTTTGAGATGTCCCCATAAATCTTTTAATAAATTCATGTCTACCTCCTTGTTAACATTGTTTATCTTTCATCCCACCACTTACTCGACCTCCATGGTGTTTCCTCTTGGTCTTTCCGCCTTTCTTAAGCTTCTTGACCTTTCCCCCTTTTTTAATCATCTGCAGTTTCTGCCCTGTATTCTTGGCAAAATCCTGCGCCTGTTTGACGCCTGAAGACGTATAGGGAAACTTTTTACTTCCTACTGTTGGCATTTATTTTTCCTCCTTTAGCCATCTGGACCGAAGTCCCATTCCTTTGGGGCTTACAACGCCCCCTTTATTCTTAACTATCTTGCTTCCATGCTCTTTCGTCCACTTCTCGGCGATCTGAGGCTCTTTCGCCCATAAGTACTTTCTTTGTTTTTCTGACTTGAACGGCATGATATCTCCTAATGTATGGTTGGTTTTTCTTCAGGCCTGAATTGACCTAAGAATTCCTCAACGGCGTGGAAACTGTCGGCTACCGCCTGGAACATTCTTGCCGTGTCGTGCGGTCCCAAGGAGTCAGCATACATGTTGCGCGTGACCGCCATGAGTGACGAGCACACGAGCATGTAGTCTTCCTGAGTCTTGATCTCGCTTCGAACGAGATCCTCAATTTTCTTCATGCTGTCACTTATTTTTATTAGTGCCCTGTCCATTTCCCTTGTTTTTTGCGATTCTTTCATTTGATTGTTCCTTCATTGCCTCTCTGGAAGTGATGATGTTCTCCTTCATCATAGCCATTGCTTCGGCGTTTTGCTGCTTATCAGTTTCTGTCGCCATTTTCATGATGTCAATGCTTGTCTGTGTTTCAAGCTTGTCACGTTCAAGATCCATCTTCTCTGAATCCATGATCATGTCTTTCTGCATCTTAGCCTGAACTTCAGCCGCCCGCAAGTCAATTTCCTGCTGCTTCAGTTTCACGAGTGGATCCTTAGGCTCCTTGCTCATTCGCGCCTCTTCATCCTGTGACAGTTGCGCGGTCAGTTTAGCTTCGAGCTGCGCCTGTTTCGCCGCCATCTCGTTCGTCAGCTGTTCCATCTGTTGTTGCATCTGCTGCACTTGCTGCTGCGCCTGTGGATTCTGCTGCGCCTGTTGCATCGCCTGCTGCAGCTGTTGAAACTGTTGTTTATATTGTTCCTGAATCTGCTGTCCCGCCATCAAGGCAATGTGCTCTGATATGTGCGACTGCAGCATTGAGTAAAGCTGCGGATTGATCTGCACCATGCGCGTGAACATGAATTCCGAATGTCCTTGTATGTGCGCTGAATGGTCCTGGAATGGAAACGCCTTAGGGGCTTTTCCCTTCATCGCCATTGCATTCTCAGTCGCCGGCCCCGTTGGTTCCGGCTGCTCCGGATCAGGTTTAAGTATGGCGTCAACATTGTCAACCCCCATCGCCTGATACATTCTTCGATACGCCTCGCGTATATTGTGAAGCTGCGGCGCCATTGTCGCCAGTTGTAATTGCTGCTGCGCCAGCGTGATTCGCTGCGCCATTGAAAAGATGTTCGGATCGGAAATCGGCAGGATGTCCACACGGTCATCAAAGTCCGACTGCTTGATCATTCTATTCCCACCTACAACCTGATAAGGATATTCCGGTGGAAGATACAGCTGGAAGACCTTTGCGAGAAGAGCGAACTCGCCCCTCTGCGCGTAATGGCAGCGCTTGTGAATCGCGCTCATGACTTTAGTTCCACGCTCCAATAAAGCGAGTGTGGTTCCAACCGGATTCTGTTCATTACCTTCACCAAGCTTCATGTCGGCGATCGCCGCGAATGATTTTCCCGCGTCAACCGCGAATCCCAGTAAAGCGAATAGAACCTGTGAAGGCTCCTTGTAAGGAAGTGGAAGGAGTGATTCCTTGATGGAAGTTCCCGTCACGTCCACGTCCCTGAATTCCCCCGGCTGCAATGGCTCGTCATGGTCGCGTATTCGCATTCCACGCGCCTTGAAGCCTGCTGGAAGGTTCGCGAGTGTGCCAGCATCAATTAACTGCCGCAAAACACTTGTTGCTGTTCGCGATAACCCACCCAGCATGTGTATGAGACCGAAGCCGTAAAAGCCCAGTCCTGGGAGGAACTTGTAGTGTACAAAATAAGAAGTCTTGTGAACGTCCTTGTCATCTTCCTTCCAGTTTCTTCTTATGGACAGGACGATTTGTGAAAACTTGTCAATGGTGATGATGTACGGCATCTTGATGCCGTTTTCATTCTCGAATCCCGGCACGTCAGCGTTGACATGCATCTCCAGGATTTCATGTTCGTCATCATCGGAGGCGTATTCCTTCTGCACGCCCTCCAATGTATTCACCTTTTCGGTGACCTCCGACGGATCGACGGTTCCTGTCGGAACCTCGACGTCGCGATAAAATTGGCTCACCTGCATTTTACGCAGCTCGTTGTTGTTCATCTTTATTATGTGTGTAACACGTTCTGCAGATTCCAGGTCCGTTGCCATATAATTAATAATAAGATCCTCGCCCGTTACGAACTTGGATACGGCGCGTGCCAAGATTGGGTCATAATAGACCTTCTTGAACGCTGAGCCGGCCAACGGCAGATAGAAAAGAAGCTGATCCATCTCTGGATCAAATTCCTTCATCACCGTCGTGATTTGATAATTCATAAATTCCTGCACTCGTTTCGCCTGCTCCATTATTTCAGGAGTCTGCAATCCGATGACTTGGGTACGTACGGGGCCGCTTGGGGGGAGAAGTTCCTTATATGCTTGGGCTTGAAACTGCGTTACAGATTCAGCCAATAAAGGATGTACGACCCCTGACGCACCTTCGAAGGGCTGGGTTCGGTTTTCATATTTGAAACCGAGCATGTCAAGTCCTTTGACGTAGGTGTCTTCCCAGTCCTTCCTTGACTCCCTGTCCGCTTCGAATGCTGCAAGCAAATCACTTGAGAATTTGCCTAACTTTGACTCATCGACGTAATCCGCGAGGTTTCCGTCGAAAGGAATTTGTGACTTATCAACGGGGGCGTTCGGATCGAAATTGACCTCGGCTCCACCGTCAGGTGTCTCCGTCAATTCAACGTCCGATTCGAAATCAACCACCTGTTCCGGCAGCTGTATCTCCTGACCCACTCCATCCATGTCGAGTGCGCCCTGCAATGCCTCCATCGCCTTGTCTATGTTATTTTTTGGATTTTTTCTTTTTGCCATTATGTAACCTCTAGTGGTGGAACCACGTCATTCAAAATGCCGTACGGCTCCGGTCCGCTTTTAGGCGGAACCGTCTTTGTCAGTCCGCCGTCCTTGTACGCCGGAAGACCTTTTGAGATCTTCTCCGCCGCTTTGGGGTTTCCCTTGATCATCAGCGTCGGCACGTTGTAGAAGACCTTCTCAGTGCTGTTCTTGTGCGTTGACTGGATTGCCGTTTCAAAGTAGTCGGCGCCTGTTTTCGCACGCACCTTCTTGATTGCGTTGTTAAGAATTGGCCCATAAGCCTCTAGATTCCCCCTGTAGCTTTTGTCCCCCGGCAGCAATCCCCTGTTCTTGATTGCCGGAGTTGAAAAAGCCACACCGTCGTATTTACCATCTTTTGCCATACGAAGCAAATACTTAATTGCGAATTCCATGTAATCCTGTGAATTCTTGAAAGGACCTTCAGGAACGCCGCTGTGGTCGCCAACCGCGCCCTTCGCCTTTTCAATTCCCCTTATCTCCTCTTTCGCCGCGTAGAGCTTCTGCAACTTATCCGACTTTGGATTCGTCGCCAGGAGCCTTTCTATCTGTCTTTGTATGTTCGCCATCTGCTCCAAATTAGCCGTCGCGACCTCCACGTCCTTTCTTGGCGCGTAGCGCGATTTCTTAAGCGCTTCCTTGTAAGCAGCTGAACTCGTGTCACCTTGCGCCTCAAGCTTTCTCATCTTTCTTAAAGCCGCCGAAATCGGCTGGTGCATGTCGGACTGAATCTCCTCCACGAAGATGAACTTGTTTCCGTACTCATCGATCCGATCGGAGAGGCGTACCTGCATGAACGCGTTATCGCGTTTCGCCGCTCCAAACTCATGAGCGTATTTGTATGTCGGCTCCGCCGTACGCGGACCCTTCGGTTTCCACCTGAAAAGCATCTCCCTTGAATTTGACCCTCCAGGAAGAACCTGTGACGTTTCCCACCTGGGCGTGTCAACGAACGCGGATCTCTCCATTCCGACTCCGCGCCTTCTAGTCGCCCCCAGCATGTCCGTCATCAGCTGTTTTATCTCATAAGGGACGCTTACGTTAGTCGCGGGAATTCCCTCCGACGTCACGTTCTTGATTCCGTACATCTTATCGAAAAGATCATCCGTGCTAGCGAGGAACTTCGGCATCTCCTTGTGATCGCCTATATTCTTTGATCCTTGCTGAAGGAACCGTATGATTCCTCCCGCCTCAGGCGAGTACGCCTGCGGATCCATCCGCTGGACTATCTCCTTCAATCGCGGTGAAATGTCGTGTTCCTTTCCTAGGATGTCCACCTTGAACGTGGGTGCGGTCGAATCAAACTTCCGCACGAGATCGACCTTCGAGACCTGCTTTCCGCTGTTGGCCTTCAGCCACGGTCCGATGGACGTGTCCATCATTTCCGATTCCCGAATGCCACGTTTTCCAAGAAACTCCGTCCACTGCTGTCCGCTCATGATTGGGGGACCCTTGATGATCTCCTCGCGTGAGCGGTAGAACATCGCCGGAACATCCTCCGGTTTTCCCGTCACGGGTTTTCCGGGCTTGACCGGTTTTGGCTTGATCTTTCCTACCGTGTAATCAATTATTTCTTCATAATATTCAGCTGACCCTTCCACGTCCTTTTCACCTTTAAGCCATGAATCAGCTTCCTTCTTGAGCCTGAAATCCTTTACGGGGTTCCCCTTCTTGTCGAACACGGCCCACGGCTTCTTTAGCTTTGGTATTCCCACCTTGCCGGCGATGGCCGGCGCGAACTCACGGAGCTTCTCTATGACCTTCGGTCCACCCTTGATGATGAGCGGCTTGAAAAGCCCTCCTAACTGAAAGTTATCCACAGGCTCCAACGGCGGGACTACGTCCCTGAAATAATCGTATTTCATTTTACTTCCTTTAAAATTATGTTTCCCTTCGCGTCCTTGACGTACTTGAACTTCGGCTTCTTGCGCATCCTGTTCATTATCTCATCCCACCAATCATATACAGCATATTTGTCGACAGGTCCAACGTCTTGTCTTTTTTCTTTCATCTTTTTTCTAAAATCCTTGAAGTGACGGGGCTCCAGAACTTGAGGATAATCTTGTTTCGCCGTCTCCATCATTTCTTTTTCCGCATCGCTTAAATGGCGACGAATCTGATATCTTCCCAACCCGGTCCTCGGTTCCGTGACGATGAAAGCCTCATTCTCCGGATTCAGGAAAGGGTATTCCAAGTCCTCATCCATGGCTCTTCCCAGTTTCTTCTTCATTTGGTATTCCCACAGCTTGTCGGCGTGCTTGGTCTGCAGCTCCACTCTTTCACCCGGTGTGAGGTCCGCCATGTGTGATTTCTTTATTTCCGGACCCTCGATCTCGGACTTCACATTACGCCACCTGTATCTATCGCCCCCTAATTTTTTTAATAAATTCATTTGTCTTCTGTATGCCGGCGACTGCTTGGGGTCAACGCCTTTCCAGAGCGAGCCCATGAGCATCTTGAGTTCCTTTTCCGAAAGCTTCTTGGCGAGCTTGGCTAGTATCTTCGATCCGATGCTCACCAGGCCGCCGGCCGCATAGCCGTTGACCACGCCGCCTTTTTTAAATTTAGGAAAACCTAAATCGTCTAATGTTAAATTGCCACGTAAAACTTCTTCTAATAATTTTTTTCTTTTTGTGGTCATTTTAGGGGTTACACCTTGCGTGAAGCTTGGCATACGGTTAGCCCCTGAATAAGAACGCATGTGATCTGTTAGATCAAGCCAAAAAGGCTTAAGATCATAATCCACTGCCTTGTTCATGAAATCTATTTGTTTACTTCTGCTTTGCTCAAAAGGAAGTTCCTTCCCCAACCTAATGGCTTTTCCTTTCAGCCCCGGCATTAAGGATGTTATTCCAGCCATGTCATACAGCTTGGAAAATTCATCCAGTCCTTTAGGAGTCGCCTCTCCGCTTCTAATCATTGCTGCAGACATATTATCCAAGGCGTCTTCCCCCATGTTTATAAGGCCCTGCATGGGTCTGAGTTTCATGAGTTGCGGCAGTCCTAACATCTCCATGGATGTCCGCTTAAAATCCTCGGCGATCTCGTCAGTGAACTTGTTTTTTAATTTTAAATTTTCTAAATTGGCACGGAGGGCCGCTTCATGGCTAAAAGTTCCTTTTTTCTTATAATCAGGTTTCCTTCCCGTCTTTGCGGCAATCCTGTCTAAAATTTCATGTTCAGGACTTGTTTGTAATCTCATATCTTCAATTACGTCACCGGTTTTTTTCAACTGAGGAAAATAACCCCCTTCCTCGATCTGCCTGAGATAACGCTGCATTGTCGGAAGACGCGTCAGCTTGGCTATTTCATCACGCTTGGCATTTTTAATCTTATTTTCCCACATTCGCCTTTGAAGAATGTTTCTTAAAACAGAGAGGACTCCTTTTTGCTGGTATTCAGGAGCGTCCAACGTGTTCTTGATATATAAATCCATAGCGGTATCCATTTTATTTCTTGATGCCGGTGTTGTCTTGGTCTGCTCCATCCAAGGAGTCGTTCTTTTTCCCGATTCTATGTCATCTATATATTTCTTGGATATTTTTGCGTCAATGGCACGCAGTTCCGCGGGAGTTTTTTTCTCCCATCTTCCTTTTTTCGCTTGAGCTATGGCCTCAGGTCCTGTTAATTTTTTTCCTTTTACAATGTCAGAGTTCCAAGCGCGATCAAAAGAGGTTGAAAATTGGTATTGATTGGTTTTTTTATTAAATTTGAAAATGGATTCAGGACGATCTGAGAATTGTTTAAGAGTTACCAACTTATCGGCTACTTGCCTTTTATTCCATCCATACTTGGAGACGTACCCAGCGGCCTTTTGTGCCATTAATTTCCAGATAGGCATCTCTAGCCCCTAAACTCATTCCAAGGTCCGATCATTTTAAAATGAGCCGTAAGGGACATCTAATGTAACCTCTAGTTCATCCTCACCGCGTACGTTGCCCAAGCCTCTCGTGTTGGCCGACTCC